AGATGTGTATAAGAGACAGCCCCTTGCGCTGTTCCTCACCGCTTAACGGCTGCCCGCCAAGCCCACAAATCCACTGGCCCCCTTGGCCCTCTATCACCGGCTTACCGTGCTGACAGCTTCGGCAAGTTTTAACCGGCCCAATCACTTCAGTCTGGCAAGCGTCGAGATGCTGACACCACCGGCATTGATAATAATCCGCCCGCTCTGAAACTTTAGCAGGTGGCTCCGACGCTTCAACAATTCGCCGCGCTCGTTCCATGAGCTCGCCAGCGTAAAATTGGTCATATTCCCCGCGCTCGTAATAAATGCGGTCGTCATCTTTGCACACCGCGAAATAAGCCCACCGGGTCAACCCGAAGAGATGGCAATAAAGCTGCATTTGCGCGTAATGCATGGGCTTGGCTTTCCTGACGCGCTTCTTCTCGAGGTCGTCAAAGCTCTTTTTATTGTGCGTCTTAAATTCTGCGCAATGCCAGACGCTTTTTAACTCTTTGAGCCCAAGTAAGGCCGCGTCCATAGAGCCGCCCATGTGGCCACCTAGAGCGCTGGCGCGCCATTGCTTGCCCGGTTCTGGTCCTTCGCTCACTGTTATACCGGCGGCTAGCAGGTCGGTGATAAGCCAGTTTTCTTCGATTTCACCCCGGCGAAATAACCGCAGGATTCTGCCATCAAACTCAGGCGGGCGCCACCAGCGCCAGCTGTACCATATTTTGCGCTCGCAATCGTCACCCAAGCCGCTGCACCCCAGGTGGTCACGTTGCCACGGGCTGGCAGCCTTCTTGATTTGATGATACATCTCGGCAACCGTTGGCGGTTGCATCTTCGGAAGTTTCGCCATTGGATACCCCCGGCAGAGGGGTGCGAATCACGCCCCTCTGCCATTGGTTAAATTGTCAAAAAGGTGGGTTGCCTGCTGCGCCACCCCAGGGCGGAGCCGCTTGGCCAGCTGGCTGAAGCCCTGCTTGCGGTTCACCTGCAATCGGCGCGCTTGCCTGCGCTGGCTGGCTCATGTCTGCTTGTTTAGGCGCAGGGTAATAAGCCGATATGGCATTAGAAGCATCAAAGCCGTTCGATGCTGGCTTGGTCTTCACCTGAATCCGCACCAGCTTGTTGTGAATCTCACTAGAATCTTGAGGGCTATGGTCAATGCCAGCGGCGCGAAGTGCTTTCTTCCATTGCTTGCGGCCAATCTCTTGAGCTTGTTGGCTTGTATGAATCAGCGTGATTTTGTCCCAAATGAGGCGCCGTTCATGCGGGCCACTTTGAATCTGCCAAGTGAGCTCTAATATGTGACCATTGCCCGCACGGGTCGGGGTAAGTTTTGAATCTGTAACCTTGGCCATATATTTGCCCTCTGGAATAAGGCTAAAGCCTTCGCCGGAATCGGGGCCGATGTCCACGTTGTCAATGTTGATGTGTTGTAAGTTTGCCATTTTGTTTATTCTCCCAGGATTTTGTTTTTAATTTGCGACAGGTCGCACGGTTCAAATAGTTCAAGCGCGCCGCTTCTATCTTTTGCGGCGTGGGTTCCATTGGCTGACGTCTGAAGCCACCGCTGGATGGTGCCCTCTTCGTCAGTATGGACACGCAGAGCAAAGACTTCATCGAAGAAGTAGGCAAGGCCTTGCGTCAAGTTCTTGCCCGGCATCGATGGCCCGAAGGTCATGGAGCCGTCGTCTAGCTGTACTCGTTCTTGCTTTGCGGTCATGTAAACGTGGCGCTCAGGCAAGTCTCGAAAGCCTCTAATCAGTTGCGTCATCTGGTCCGCCATTTGGCCATAGGCTCGCATAGTGTTCTTGTTCTCTGCTTTCTCGTGAGCCAGTGACACTTCGGCAATCTCAGAGATTGAATCAAGGCAGACCCAGCGCAGCCCCTGCGCCTCTTTGGAGCCCACAAGCCACTTATAGGCCTCTTGGATATCAGCAATGCTCTTCACTTCGATGGCCGTTATGTCGTGGTCGCGTAGGGACAGCAGGCCGCCCTCTGCGCTGATGACCACAGTAGGGGCGCCGGTTGTTGCAGCGAGCCGCGTTTTACCTGCGCCAGCTTCGCCATAGATTACCATCTTGAGAAAATGGCCGCCCATGTCGTTTGTTTTTGTTATTTTCATCTTGTTCCCTTTGCGCTTGTTAGAAAGTGCCGCAAGGGGGTGCGCGCCCCCTTGCAGCTTAACCGGTGAGGTGTCGTCGTTTAGACCCCACCAGTTAATCGAAACTTCTCGTGTGATTCGTTGTGAATAACAAAGCCGCCATCTTGAGCATCGTAGCGCTTGATTTTGACGGTGTCGGGCTTGATGCTCAGAGCCTCAACCCAGCCGTGCGCGACGTGATACACCTCAACCTTGCCGCCTACGCGGCGCATCTTATAGGCCATTATCATCGTCATTCCCCCGTGCCTTTGATAGGTAAAACCGGCAGACACCAAGCGCCATCACACCGGTCACCTCTGGAGCTTCTTCTATAAACAGTGCGCCCCCTTTATCTATATTCAAGGTAGGGTGACCAAACGCGTGCAGGCTTTCAACGTCTCCCATTGCCTCGTTTAAAAGTTCAACCAATCCTTCCATGATTTGCGGCGGTTTCTTCTTTGGCTGGTTCTTGGCCAGCTTTGGACAGTTTCGCCGGTCGTGGCCCAGTTCGCCGCAATAGCTGCACCTTCTTTTTGCTCTCGTTGTCATTTTATACCCCTTGAATCTTAGCAATCGCCTGCGCGTTGCTATCCTCTGATGTGATGTTAAACCCGGCAAAGCTGCCAAGGTAGAAATATGCGTTGTGATTTGGGCTGTACTCATAGACGCAGTGCGCGGCCCAGTCGATTCTGTACTTGTCGATGGTCATGACTCACCCCCGCCAAGTCTTGCAATGGTACGCTGCGCGGCTTCTCGCTCGCTGCGTTCGTGCTCAAGTTGTTTTCGCAGTGTGGCTATTTCTTGCCGTAGTTGGCCGATATATTTGGCCTGCGCCATGCTGGGCTTCCAGCCGGGCTTATATGTTACGCATATGACTTCCACGCCGTGGTGCGTGTGGTAGGCGCCCTTGTATTCAAATCGGAAAACCTTGACCATAAAATCATCAGAAAAGTCATCGGCGATTTGTTCTCGCTCGCTGTGGCTGAGGTCTTGCCAAGATGGGATTGACTGGTTTCTTTGCATCGTTCGTTCTTTCGTTCGGTGCGGCGTCATTGCCTCACATGATTATTATACTCACACTTCAGAGTTGACGTCAAACAAAAAACAATGATAGAACAAAAGAAATGCAAAAAGACTTTAAAATGTGCTCATTGTTTAGCGGTATCGGTGGCCTGGAGTTAGGGCTCGAGGCAGCGGTTCCGGGTCTTCGTACCTGCTGGCAAGTGGAGCAGGATGATTTCTGTAGGCGCGTATTGGCTAAACATTGGCCAGACGCGGAAAGGTTTGATGATGTCAGAACAGTTGAGCCTGAAGATATCAGGGGCGCCGATGTCTTGTGCGGCGGATTCCCCTGCCAGGATATCAGCGTCGCAGGAAAAGGGGCCGGTTTGGCTGGGGACCGCTCCGGCCTTTGGTGGGAAATGCACAGGCTCATTAGCTTGGCTTTGCCAAGAGTCGTGGTCGCTGAGAACGTTCCAGCGCTCACTTCTCGGGGACTGTCCGAGGTACTCAGCAGCCTTGCCCAGTGCGGGTACTCTTGTGAGTGGGATATTATCAGCGCGGCAAGCGTCGGGGCGTGGCATAGACGTGATCGTCTCTTCATCATTGCCAGAAGAGATGATGCCGACACCGACAGCGGCAATATATGGGACGGGGCAGAACGGGAAGCGCTCGGACGGAACAACGTTCAAACAGGCGGGAAAGCCGAGCTTGCACACAATGGCAAAGAAGGGGCTTCTGCCAACCCCGAGAGCCTCAGGGGCAATGCTGCCCACACCAACAGTTTGCGGGAACTACAACAAAAAGGGGGCATCGAAGAAAAGCGGCGACGGACTAGCGACAGCGGCGAAGAAGATGATGTTACCCACCCCTCTCGCGAGAGACTGGAGAAGCGGGAAGGGCACAACGCGAGAAGAGTTCTCCCCCGGCTTGCCCGAGGTTATGAAGGGGCAGCTCAATCCAGAATTTGTCCGGTGGTTGATGGGCTTCCCCGAGGGATGGCTAGACGTCGAAGAGAGCAAATAAAAGCGCTCGGCAATTCCGTGGTGCCACAGGTGGCGTACCAGGTTGGGCTGAGAGTAAAACAAATTTTAGAGGAGATGGATTATGAGTGAATCAACAGTTTACGGAATCAAGATTTCTACAGAGATATTACACCGCGCCGATAAGGTGGCCGAGGATTTAAGCAAAGACGTCAGGCGCTTTCCGAGCGGTGACGCGGGCCGGGCTGACGTGGTGCGGCTTGCTATTGTCTTGGGCTTGGATGCACTTGAAGGCGTCAGAGAATAACAATCAATAGGGGGTTGAGATGATGGCGGGATTTACGGCGGCGCAATGGTGCGAGCTGACTAATATATTTAACGGGCGCTTGCTGCGCGGCGAGCGCGGCACAAATGCAATAAAAACAGAGGGCTGGAATCTATTCAGCACTGGCGACACCGTGACGGCTGAAGAGCTCGAGGCGGTGGACGGCGATGCACCAGCGTTTAATTTAGGGATAAGGACCGGTCGCGGCCTGGTTGTAGTTGATATTGATAAGCCGGAGAAGGAGCCTTTAATCAGGGGCATCGTGGGCCATTCCAATTTTGAGGTGAGTACGCCACGGGGTAAGCACTTATATTTCAGGACTGACCCAGGGGCGAAGATACCGAGCCGCATCATGGGCGGCGTGGATATCTTTTGCAGTCCAAGCGGTGACAGCGCTAAGGGTTCCTATGTTGTGGCGCCGGGCAGCGTCAGAACCGCAGACCGTGACTTGAAATTGAAAGGCTACGGCGTAGAGCGTGCAGTGTATGACCTTATCGTCTTCGATGGCATAGACGATTTTGAGGATTTAGCTTACCGCGAACCGGATGTAATCTTTGA